ATCCGGGCCTGTCACCCGCACGGTCACCGATCCCGATGTGGAGCGGTGCCGCGTCGTCATCGCCCACGCCGCTCTGCAATCCACCAACCAGAGCAACGGCGACATCACCGGCACCAGCGTCACGTATCGCATTGCAGTCAGCGCAAACAGCGGTCCCTACGTCACAGTCGCAGAACCCACAGTCAGCGGCAAAAGCAGCAGCGAGTTTCAACGCGCCTATGAGTTTGATCTGACTGGAACTGCACCTTGGGCCATCCGCGTTACCCGCCTGACAGCTGATAGCGGCAGCGCCTATCTGCAGAACGCCATCGCCTGGCAGAGCTACACCGAAATCGTCGATGAGAAGTTCGCCTACCCCAATACCGCGCACCTCGGCCTCAAGGTTGATGCCCGCCAGTTCAACTCAATCCCCGACGTAAGTCTGCGCCTGCGCGGTAAGCGCGTACAGGTCCCGCAGAATTACGACCCCACCACCCGCACCTACACCGGCCTGTGGGACGGCACCTTCAAAACTGCATGGACCAATAACCCGGCCTGGATCTTCCGCGATATTGTCCTCAACCCTCGCTTTGGCGTTAAGCGCTACGTCTCGACGATTGCGATCGACCCGTGGTTCCTCTACACGATCTCGCAATACTGCGATGAGATGGTGCCAAACGGTCAAGGCGGCACCGAACCACGCTTCACCTGCAACGTCTACCTGCAGAACGCTGGCGCCGTTTATGAAGTCCTCAACTCACTGGCTTCCGTTTTTCGCGGCCTGATCTACTACGCCGACAATCGCCTGTACCTGACGCAGGATCGCCCGCAGGTTCCTGTCCAGCAATTCAGCGAGGCCAACGTCATCCAAGAGGTAGGCGAAGACGGTCAAGTCACCGGACCGTGCTTCAACTACTCCAGCAGCGCACGCACCGCACGCAAAACCGTCTGCATCGCCAATTGGGACGACCCAGAACAGAGCTACAGCAGCGTCGTCGAGTACCTGCAGGATGACGAACTACTCCAGCGCCTCGGCTACAACCCCGTCGATCTACGCCTCCTCGGCGTCACCTCTCGCGGCCAAGCCCTGCGAGCCGCCAAGCACACCCTCTTCAGCAACCGCTACGAGACCGAAACCGTCAGCTTCCGCATCGCCGCCGAGGGTCTAGCCAGCAGCGTTGGCGAGATCATCCAAATCGCTGACCCCCTCCGCCAAGGCCAACGTCTCGGCGGTCGCCTTGTCGAAGTAGACGGCAACCGCTTGGTGCTTGATGCCGTACTCACGCTTAACCCTGCAATCTCTTACACACTGTCGCTCGTCATCCCAGACGGCGAAACAATAACCAACCCCGATGGCAGTGTTGTCACACAACCCAAGCTGCAGGTACTCAATATCGTTGACTACACCACGCTCGCTGGTGCGTCGGACCTCCGCACATTTATCACGCAAAGCGAAGATACGTTAATCACACAAAGCGGCGATACTCTTACCGGCTACATCACCGAAGAAGACAATGGCCGCACGGTCGTCACCTGCGATGGCATCGTCACCACGCAGGCTGGTGCGCTATGGATTCTGGAATGGACTGCACTAAACGCAGCCCTCTACCGCATCGTTTCGATCGCTGAGACCGAGCAGCTGATCTTTGAAGTCCAAGCAATCCAATACAACGACAGCAAGTACGGCTACATCGACAACAACTTACCCGTTGCGATTCCTAAGGATCGCTTTACGGTCCAGTCGCCGCAGGTTGTCACCAATCTCTCTGCTGCGCTTGTCTACCGCAACAAGCGCGTGCAGATCGAAGCGCAGTGGCGTGCGCCGCAGCGTGACTTTGCGGATGACACGCTGGTGCGCGGCTACCGCTACCAGTGGCGCAAGTCCGACGCCACGCAATGGAGCGATGTGCAGGTCGCCATCCCGACCAACGCAACAGTCCCGCTGCCTGATCACGTCTTCACCGCCTCCTATCAATTCCGCGTTGCAACCTTCGACCGCCTAGGCCGCCAGAGCGATTGGGTCACAGTCACAGTTGCCAACTTTGAGGCACTGCCTGACCTCAGCGACCCGGCCTACAACGGCGTCATCCGCCACCAGAACCAGCCCGACGGCACGCAGCTGCTAATCGTTGACGCTGGAACATGCCCAATCCCCGAGCGCGTCACTGGTTATCGCTGCTGGGCATTCCCAACCAACGTGCCCACCGTCATCCCCGGCGTTAAAGAACCGGCTGCCGATGGCTGGTACTTCCTCAGCGACATCCCCCTGACCGGCTACTACACCATCGCCTTCCACGCGCCAGGCGAATGGGAAGTGCGCGTGGCCTTTACCAGCGCCATCTTCGGTGAAACTCCGACCGACTATCTCTACGACACGGTTGAGCGCGATGAGATCGTTCCGCCAACACCCAATCTGTTCACCGTCGTCGAAAACACCAACAGCGGCCAAAAGCGTTTCAGCTGGCAGCTTCCTCTTTCGCTCTACGGTTCCTGGGATCAGGGCGTCGTGTCAGATGTGGTCGGCTACGAGATCCGCTACAAGCAAGGCGGCCTCGTCAACAGCAGCGCCGCTGACACCTGGGATGTAGGCATCGAGCTGTACTCTGGTGGCGTCAACGCTAAGCAGCAGTGGTTTGAGACCTCGCTATTTGACACAGACGAATGGACCGTGATGGTCAAGTCCGTCGATGCAACGCAATGGCGCAGCGACAGCCCGGCCTACATTCTGGTCAATATCGGCGGCCCGCCAATCAGTAACGCCGTCTACGACGAAACAATCGACAACATCACATGGCCGGGCGCGTATATCAATGCCCAGCTAACCACGCTGTTCAACCTAACCACCCAAGCGAGTGACCAGCTCACCACGCAAAGCGGTGACAATTTTACGGCAACAACCGGCTCCTCGTCATCGGCACTCACCGCAGTACTGGAACAAATCGATCCCAGCAAAGACAGCTACTACCGCTGGAACTTCGACAATAACTTCCTAGAAAGCGCAATCCTGATCACTACAGCTGCACAAGCCACCTACCAACACAGCATCGCTGCGCTTACTGGCGCTGACACAAGCATCTTCCAAGAAAACGATAACGAAGTATTCCAGGAAGACGACGATTCCATCTACACCGAACAACGCACCTACGCGGCAGGCGTGCTCAGTGGCGAATCCAGCGGCATTCTGCACCCCTACGCACCATACGAAAAACTGATCGAAGACGTGTACCAAGTGCAAACACTATTCCGCAGCGTTGACGGCGTTTCACCTGGCGCACTAACGGGGATCAGCTTTGAACTCGATTATCCAGACGTGATCGAAAACAAAGAAGATGTAGCCATCAGCTCCAGTGGCGCTGGTACGGCCATCAACCTCACCAAACCGTTCCGTGCAGTCAAATCAGTGCAAGTCACGTTGCAGGATACCGGCACGGGCGCCGTCAACGCCATTGTGCTGAGCAAATCAACCAGCTCGGTTACAGTGAAGTGCATCAACAGCAGCGGTACGGCCGTGGCTGGCCTCATTGATCTGACGGTGGTGGGCTACTAATGGCTGGGCTTCGGATCTCACAGCTGCCTGCCGCAACGGCTGTCGCCTCAGCGGATGTTTTTCCGTTCAGCTCGATCAGCGGCAGCGAAACCCGCAAGGTCACTGCCACTGTGCTCGGCCTGGCGCTGACGCAACTGGGCCTCAGCGTTGGCTCAACGCAACCGCTTGCGCCCTACAACGGCCAGCTGTGGGTTGATACCAGCACCAACCCGCCGGTGCTGAAGACTTGGAATGGTGCAACCTGGACGATCCTCAGCTTCATCCCAAGCAGCTCAATCATCACCAACCCCAGCGGCACTGCACCTGCATCGCCGGCACTGGGGCAGCTGTGGCAGGACACCAGCCAGACGCCTGACGAGCTGAAGATGTGGGATGGCAGCAACTGGGTGCGCGTTGACCCCAACGGCATCACCCAGGCTGCTGGCGACGTCCGCTATCTGCAGATCGCCACTGCTGCCAGCACCTACCTCGCCCTCAGCGGCGGCACACTCACCGGCAACCTGACGCTGGTTGGTGCGCCAAGCACCACCAACATGGCCGCCACAAAGGGCTATGTGGACACTCAGATCGCGGCAATCCCGGCGGCGTCCGACATGACGCCAGCTGGCACGGTGATCTGGACGGCCCGCACCACCGCGCCTACCGGCTACATCAAAGCCAACGGTGCTGCCATCAGCCGCAGCACCTACGCCACGCTGTTCAGCGCCATCGGCACCACCTACGGCGCAGGCGATGGTAGTACCACCTTCAACCTGCCTGACCTGCGCGGCGAGTTCATCCGTGGCTGGGATGATGGGCGCGGCGTTGATACGGGTCGAACATTTGGTTCCGCACAAGCCAGCGCCAACTTGGCTCACAGCCACGGCATCACTGATCCGGGTCACGTCCATTCGGGCGCTGCTACCTTCCCTGGTTCACAAACGGAGCAAGGACAGCAAGGCGGTCCCGAAAGCTACACCAACTTCAACGTGAACACTGGTTCCGCCGTTACGGGCATCACGATCAACAACAGTGGTGACACCGAGGCACGACCCAGAAACATCGCGCTGCTGGCTTGTATCAAGACCTGAGCCGCACCTAAACTCAACCTTCCGGAGCATCAACGATGGCTACCACCAAGATCACTGACCTGACGGCTTA